GTCGGGGAGCAGGACATCCTGCTCCAAGACGTCAACGGGAGGAGGAACTAATTCCACACCCCCGTGCCTGCTGAAGAACATCCCTAATTCGGGACGTTGCCATAGACTCTCGTCCCACCTAATGTGGAACGTTTCTATGGCCTGTAAATCAGACTCCAGCGAGGCTGAAGATACTGGATCTTCAACCCTAAAGAATGCGCCTTGACGCAGCGCGATCAGACGTTTACAATAACGTCTGTACCTTTTTGCGGCTTTCGTAATACTACGATACCGCTGAACCGGAGGCCCCTCATCGAGTTGGCCGAGGTCCGTAAGGTAGCGCGCGCCGAGCCCGAGAGAGACCACCTCGTCAAGAACTTCCATGAAGTTCCTCGACTTGATGCCCTCAGCCGGTAGGCCGAGGTCAAAGTCCTCTCTCAAAGGCGCAATTTCACCCTCCGGACTTCTGCTTACCCGGAGCAATTCAACGAATTGCTCCCGGAAAATTGGCAGAAGTTCTGCGAAGTGAACGGCAATGTCGGAAGACATCCAACTACTACGTAGTTTGGAAATCTCCAACAGAAAGCGGATTATATCCTGCTTAAAGCCGCGCACGACACGCAGAGCCAAGACCGAAAGCATCGGCGTACGCCGTAATGCATAGTCCCGGCCCTTCGGGTGTGGCCAACCCAGTCCGCCTAACTGAATAGGTAGGTAGACCGGGAGGCCCTTCGAGAGAAGCGACTTCCGTATTTCCCTGGTGGCAATATGTGAAAAACTGATAAAGGCATTATATGCCTCAGTCCTACACTTGCCCAGCGCAGAGTCCAAAATTGGACCCAATTGCGCCCACGGAACCTCTTTAACAGAGGTGTTGTACAAGTCATCTAACGACGCGTACGCGCGTAGAGACTCAGCAACCAACGGAAGCAACTTACCTCCCTGCACAACCGCTGTCTCTTCTGCTATCAGCAGAAAACAGCCGTCCTCAAAGGGTTGCACATAGTGTTTCCCGTCAGAGGTTCGTCCGTGACACAACTCTATGAAAATTTCATAGATTACAGCCACGGCGAATGGGCAGATCGCTCCGAGATCGTCGCCGATTATACAAGTAAATGCATTGCACTTACCGAAATCGGATGGATATCGGAGCGGATGGAACCGTCGCGATGCGACGGTCCGGAGAACTTCTCTCTTTAACCGATCCCACGGGAGCCCAACTCGCTCAGAGTATCTGTACAGATACCTGAACTTCTTGAGCCCCCGCCAGCTCAGCCACACCGCCCACGCCATTCGAAAACAAGCGTAATTAAACGCGTTCAAATGGAACCAGGACGGTGCGGTCCCCATTAAGTTTCCACTACTCGAGGAGATCTCCCTTACGTCCGTTTTACTAAAACGGTAATGTAAGGTCTGGGGACCCGAAAGAGAACGCCATGCGTTCCAATTTCCGGATCCCTTCTGGTCTAGAGTCATCGACTCTTCAAGACCATCATTGATCGCCTCGACGAGGTCGAAAGGGAACAGGTCTGTAGCTGACTTCAAGTCACTAGACAAGAGGACAATGTCCCCATAGTCTGACTTGATGTCCTCACGACGAGGAAGTTGATTAAACCAATCAACGACCCCATTCTGCTTTAATGCCCACAATGTAGGCATCGTCGGCAGGACGTGAGTATACACGACCTTACGCACCTGATGTGCCAGCGACATTAATGAAGCTGGACCAGCCGTCACAACACGAGTCTTAAACCCACCCCTATCAGGGATGGCGACTACCTTGTGTTCCGGGACCACTCTCCGAATATTGGATTCGGAGCCAAATGCATCCTCGAAATTGGATAAATGCATAAAGTAGTCCAGGATAGGCCACTCATCAGGGCGCCCTTGATACTGCGCAAAAGTCTCGTCAGCGAAGCTTTCAACATCGTTGAAAGGTTCGAGGAAGGCCGAAGCAAATTCGGCATGACTTCTCCACAGCAGCGACCTCATGTAGCTGGCACTGCCGCCCTTGGCGCGAGGAACTTCAAACGAGGCTGAATTAGACAGGGTATAACCCGGTCGTTCCAGACCCTCTAGTCGTCCCTTCGAAATTTTCGAAGCGACAACCTTGAAGCTCGCCACTATAGGCTCAGCCGTCTCTCGACGGACTTGAAGCAAACTATAGTGGTCGCCAAGCGCGGCCGCGCACTTCTCTTCATCACCTGCTGGAAAGGCACGCGAACATTTCGCGAGCCGAAGCAGGTTTGAACTGTTATTCGCCTTCCGGGATATAGATCCACGGAAGAGGGACGACAGTCGGAGCACACCCCCCTCGAATAGAGGGAAATTGTGTTCCGGAGGAGGCGCGGGCCAGAGCTGACGATCCGAGGATAGATAGCGAAGCCAAGAGCAAAAGCTCTTGAGGCCCTTTTCTACCTCGCGGGGGTTCTGTAACCAAACACGAACCACCCAAGCGGAGATCTTCACCAACGGAAGCATTGCTTCCACGTTGGGGCGGCACGGTATCAAGCCAAATTGGCAAGCCGGCCACATGGAGATCCACGCGATCGTCAGCGCATTGAGCGTTCGTACTAATCGCTTACGCGAAGAACGCTCCAATGCGGAAACCCCCTTCGGGATCCGTATACACGGAACCCAAGGGAGTGGGTACTGAGAATGAAACGTCTCAGCTGAGACGGGATCAATTCCAGCACTACGATGTAGCAGCGTGTCCCGCGGCCTCCACAGGCCGTAGGAGACTACACCGCCACCTCGCTTGAGGACATCGTCATCGAAAATAGGAGCAACTATTACAAGTTGTTTCGACGCC